ATAGTCTTGGACGTACTTCTTGGCGTTGGGCATGTCAACTCCGTTGTCGGGATTGACGAGTTTGGCGATTTCTCGGTGTACTCCTTGGGTTTCGACGAAGTCATAGAGATCGTGGACGTATCCGTCGATTCCGGCCATTGCTTCCTTGAACTGCTCATGCGGTTGCATGCCCTCCTGCGTCCCTCGATATCCTTCAACTCCATACTTCTCCTCAGTGTGCCGCCCAAAGCCTTTACGGCCGCCGGGCAGTTTAGCATTGTAGTCTTCAATGATCTGGTCGAGCACGGCTTTCTCGAAGCTGTCCCGCCCGAGTGTCTCCGCGATCTGGTCGAACAATTCCCGCGAGTTCCTCGCATCTCCACCGAACTTCTTTTGGCGAATATCTTCCCTAGACAGGATATTGCTGACCTTGTATTCGGGGTTAGTCTTCTTAAGGTGCTCTACGAGCTTCTTGAGCTCCCCTTGCCCTTTCCGTGCTTCAACGGAGAGTAGCCGGCCTGTAGAGTCCGTAATCCGGACGTAATAGCGGCCAACCCACCGGGCAGGGACGTACCCTTCACGGGCCGGGATGGCGTCGAGCCCACGCTCTTTCCGCGCGAGGTTGAAGTCGTTCCACGACTGGCTGATTTGGGTGCGGTAGTTTTCGTAGGCGTGTATTTGTTTGTCATTGAATCCTTCACGAATCATCTCGTCAACCGAGAGCCATTTCTTGCCGTTGTACTTCCTCATAGTCTGCCACAGAGCTGTCTGCTCATTCTTAGTTAGACGATCCATCTGTTGCAGGATACCCGAGTCTTTGTCAAACAATCTGCGGAATGCCGCAGCTTCGCGGGCGCGAACGCCAGCGTTGATAATGTCCACGCCGTACTTCACAACCGGATTACCGCTGAGTTGCGCACGCAGTTTGCCGCCAGCCACGCCAATGTTCTTGACAGTGCCGAGCACTCCACCACTAATGTCAGCGCCCTTAAGGAGCGGTTGCACGTCTTCAAACGGACGAAGTTCGGGGACGTACCTACGTAGACCCTCGAACATGCTGGGGGTCGTAGTACCGCTCTTAGCCGGATCCGACCGCACAGCGTCCAGAGTTTCTTTGCGCTTACTGGCCTTGAACTCGTCGTACAGAGCTTTCGCGTTGGACTTGAGTTCCTCAGGAAGCATATCCTTGAAGTCCCCAAACTCGCCTTTAGTCGGCGTGGGCTTCCTTCCAGGACCAGCGTAACCTTCCTTAATAGCGTCCATGATGGCCGCAGGCGACATGACTGAGCCCCGTTGACCACGAAGTTTCGCCATATTGAGGCGAGCTTGTTCTTGGTTAAGCTGGGTGTTAAGGCTAGGACCTTCATCTGCACCAACGGTTCTAGCTTCTTCTCGCGCTGATTGAACCGAGATTGGTTCACCAGTATGTGCCCGCACCTGAGGTGTTTCTTGACGAAACGGAAACTTCTCCGAAATGCCCGAACCCCATTGCGCTTGCGCTTCTTCTCTAGTCACGAACTTGCCGGACTTAGTGATAAAGCCATTACGAATATTCTGGTACTTCCAGCCTTGTTTTCTACCTTCGCCTTGCAGCCAGCCAAGGCCGTGGGAGTGGTGGTTAAGGAACGGGCCAGCAACATTGCCCGTCGTAGCATCGCCGAAGGCAGCGCCAACAGGCGGATCATCCGAACGCATCGCTGCTTCGATCATCCGATCCTGATCCATGAATTTAGATGCGCGCGATTGTGCGCTAGTCATCAGCGGACGCTCACTGAGCGGCTCGACTTTAACCGGAACCGGCTCATAGGTTTTCAGTTTGGCGCGAAGTTGTTTTTCGTACTCAGTAGGATCGCCGACAGAGCCGCGTTCTTTACGCCCAGCTTTGGTTGCACCAGCCGGTCGTTTACCGCCCTCTTCACGAACGAAGCGGTCATTCTCTTCCTTGAGCATTGCCCGGAAATCGGCAGCCGTCTGGACCTTCTCAACAGCATGCATAGTGCGGAAAGGATCCACTGCAGCGCCACTAAGGTCAGGTCTGGTAGTCTTCTCGGCCTGCATCCAGCTAGGTTGCGGAGGACGATCCATCTCGCGTTCGGCCCGCATATCGGCAAGCACTTCCGCAATGGGACGCTCCCCACTTCTAGTGGCATCCATGCGCTCGATGCGTTCGGCACGTGCCGCAACACCCTCGGGATTAAGCATCCCGGGGTCAATCATATCTACACCGACGGCAGGCGCACGATCAGGTGCTAACTCCAAGCCCGGCTTTTGGAACGGCGTAGCGCCGCCACCGCCAGGAGGCAGAGGAGGCGTACCAGCGGCATCCATAGGATTGAACATGTCGGTCTGAGCCGGCAACGCTGCGCCTTGTTCGCGCTGTAGGCGATCGAAGACGTCCTTACGAGCCGCTTCGGCTAGCATAGCCGGGTCGTCGAACTCGAACAGGTCAATCTTAGGCACTGCCGGGGAACCGCCCTGCATCCGGATATCGACCGGAGTAGGACCGCCCTCAAGGGCAATATCAGGCGTAGCACGACCCTGCTCGATCTGAGCCATGTCGGCCATCTCGCCTTCACGTTTACCACGCTGTTCGATACCAATTTGGGCGCGAACGTTGTCGGTAGCTTCCTTGGTCGCGCGTTCCGCAAGAAACGAATCGACCTCACTCTGCGCTAGTGCTTGTGGAGTCGGTCTAGCACCACGACCTCTACCTAGAATAGCTCCAGCGCCAGCTTCGGCCAAGCCAACATCAACGCCCGCTTCTCCGCCACCCTGCACGATACGTGCGAGAGCGTCAGCCTTTTCAGGACTGTAGGCTTTGAGGATTTGCCCGGGATGTGACTTAAGCACGTGGTCTGCAGCAGCCTCACCAACAATAGTTTTGGCCTTCTCATACAGATCCATGAACATGTCCTGCACGCCCTTGGCAGTCTTACTAGTGCCAAAACCAGTCTTGTCAATCGCCTCACCGATACCCTGCGTAGTGCGATTAAAGCCTTCCTGGGCACCCTCTACAGCGCCGATACCGCGTGCAAGACCTTCAACGCCCCCGGCGATCGCGCCCACACCTCCAGCAACGCCAGCAGCAGCTCCTTCACCCATGAAGCGAGCTGTTCCGGCAATGCCTCCGAGACCGCGTTGAAGAGTGCTTTCGTCTTCTTCGTCGTCCCACACAACCTTAGGTTGCGTGTCTTCTTTGTCCCAAACGATGTCCATTATTTTTGTATTTTCCCGGTCTTACCAGTTTTAGGATCGCGTACGCGACCGTCGCCAAGGTCTTCCAGTTGTTGTCCATTAATCGTGATCATCTTGGGCTTAGCTTTGTCAGAACCATCCCAACGGAACCGAACCGCAGGCGGAAGAGTCATAGCGAATTCGCCCTTCTTCCTGTTCAGGAATTCGTCGGCACGAGCGCGTCTATTGGCGTCCTTGCTGCTAGCCAGCACTGATTCGGCATCTTTATAACCTTCGTCCTGAGACATATTCTTACGGAAGTCGTCCTGAGCAATCCTGGTTCTCCACTCGACCGCAGCTTGCTGTTCCTTCGTCCATTGCGATTCCGGAGCGTTTCCGATCTGATTGACGATAGCGTCTTGCTGAGCTCGATACTGACTCTCAGTAAGAGGTTTGTCTGCACCATCACCACGCATGCTAGCTGCCTTGATCGTGGCCGCGTTGTTACCGGCGGCGACACGTTCACGGCTAGCCATTTCTTCACGGGCTCTCGCCAGATCGGCATCCTTGCCTTCCTGCTGTTTAATCATCTCACGCTGCATGGTGATGTTATTGACGATCTTACTACGAGCCGAGGCAATCCGAGCCTTAAGATCAGAGCCGCTAGTAGCGGAACCAAGTTGCTGGCGCATCGGATGGTTCTTAGGCATGCCTTTTTTATCGGCCCACGCCTCGAACTTCGCCATAGCGTCAGGACCGTCAAAGCTGTCGAGTTCACGGAACGCACTTTCGACGTCGCGCTCCATCTGGTCAAACTTATCCTTGTCAACCTTGGTTCGATTTCCACTAATCGCAGCCTCGATATCGGACTCCTCAGTAGCTGCTCCCTTACGAGCCGACTGCTCCTTAATCGCCAAGTCAGCCGCTTTAAGCTTTTCAATCGTGTCCCGCTCAGCCCTGGCTTTAGCCATCTCTGCTTCACGACTGACTGCTCGAACCGGCGCATTAAGACCGAACTCGTCTGCGGAAGACTGGTTCTTCTGCATGATCATTTGGTTGATCATATTCTGCAGGTTCATGTTATTGCGGTAGTCGCTGTTCTGCTGCATAGCCAACCCGCCAGTAATGGCAGACGGTCCACCGAGCATCTCAGAGAGATTCGGCGGGGGCTGTACGTTGAACTGACCTTGTTGAATGTCGTAGGGACCGGGCATGTTATAGCCTTTCCGTGGGAGCAAAGAAAATCGAAGTGCCCTCAGTCGAGGCACCTTGGGCAATATCGAATGCCTCTTTGGCGAGACCTTTAATCATCGCCATCTTTTCGGCAGGCGCGCTATACTCAAGACCAAGATCGATCGCCAAATGAAGGATAACCGCTCGATACCAAACAGGAGGAAGTGCAATATTGTCGGTAGAACTGGTGTCGATATCATCGAAAGGATGCTGTTGGTAAATCTCGATATACTGCTCGCCGTTCTGAAATCTAGGCCAGAATGTAAACGTACCGAAACCACCGTTAGCCGGCGACGTGTGATACGATTCTTGGTAGTTGTAATGAATCGGTTCACCTTCGGTAGACAGCACGCTGTTGCCTTGAACTGTAGTACGAGCATCCATCGGGAGTTCGATTCTAGCGCCTGTACTAGCCGTCACCAACCATGCGTTTTCGATAGCTTCGAGGCGGTTCATCTTATTGGTATATGCGTAGACCCGGTTTCCAGTCGCTGCCGCGGAAGCAAGACCGGTACCAATGGTTAACCCAGTAGTGCCGCCACCTGACGAGATGGTCGTCCAATGCATGGTGCCATCATCAAGTTCAATGCCAATGAAGTCCGCGTTAGTTGTAGTACCAACCACGTCTACGGCAGCCGTGATACTGACCGTAATAGTAGTCGCCGAAGTAGCTGCGTCAGCCGTAAGTTTGGTAAGAATCAACTCGTCCGAGGCGTGTCCAAGTCCAGCGGTACTTCCAATCGATATCGTGTTGGTATCATGAATCGGATAGATGTATCCAAAACGCATGTTCCAAATAGGCATGCCGTAACCCTGCCACGACTTGAGGAGCACGTTCAGAGCTTCCGTACCGTAAGTCTTTTGGTTCGTACTCGAACTTTGTCCTTCCGCAAGGACGCCAAGTTTCCGCAACGAAGCCTCAATCAGCTGGTCGGCTGTGCGGACGTAATCAAAACTAGCTGAGAAGGCCATTTAGATATTCCACATATCCCAGAAGTTAGTGCCGGTGCTACCACCAGTTCCACTTCCACTAAAGAGGTTCGTCAGGGCGCTTAAGTCCCATCCACCGCCGCCTGTAGAACCTCCTCCAGTAGCACCACCAAGGATGCTACTAAGAATGTTAGAGCCAGATTGAATCGCTGAACCAGTCTGTGCGCTCGTCGACTTACCGGATTCCATGATCGGTTTCGCCATCGCAGCCATAAAGCCAAGGTCAGACGCAGGATTAAACGAAGCGCCGGACATAGGCAGTAGCGGTTGACGATACTTGTCCAGTTGTTCAAGGAAGCCTGTCGAACGCTGAGCCAGTCGCTCGGGAGCATTAAACAGTTGTCCACCAGCGGCATCTCGTGCCATCTGAGTGTCCTGCATCTTCTTGTCAAGGGCCTGATACTCAGGCTTGTTCCAGATTGACAACGGATCGTTGTACGATTGCATAAGCAGGTTGCCAGACTCAGCACGGTGCGGTTTAAACGGATCGCCACTAGCCATGCCCTGCGCCAGAAGATTCTTAAGGAAATCCGTCTGGTCGTTAGACGAATTGACAGCGAAGAGGCTGTTAACTAGGTTTGTAAGATCGTTCATACCACCCCCACCCGTGCTGCCTGTTCCTCCAGTGCCACCTCCAAAAAGAGATCCACCTAATTGCTGGAGAAGAGTGCTGCCGCCGGGTATAGATTGAAGTTGAGAAAGAATGCTTGAAAGTGTGCTTTGTCCAGCTGAACCTGAACCCGGAATACCGGTTCCAGTAGAACCTGCCATATCGAACGCACCAGTACCAGTATTCAAAGCTGGATCATACACTGTACCTGCAAGATCCTGCGCTTGACCGTACAGTTGACTAGGATCACTGGTAGGCAGATTGGCTAAGTCACTCAGACCAAGGCTATTTGAGCCAGTGCCTCCTTCCATCCCTGTCATGCCAAAATCGTACCCCGCACCAGATTCTACTCCACCAAGTGCTCCTCCTACGCCAGAAAGATCGCCCGTCAGGTTGACGCCAGTCAGTGAAGGATTCATCAGCAACTCACTGAACGAGCCCAATCCTTGAGCAGCACCAAGTCCGGTGCCCATAAGGTATCCGCCACCCCACACACTAGCGGCAGCCATCAGCAAATCTTGAAGTTCAATTCCTTGCGAGTTTACTTGGTCGATCGACTGCGCTTGTTGCGTAGCTGCGTCTTGAGCTTGAGTGTACGCTCCCGAAAGAGTCGGATTACTTCTCCAATCATATCCAGCCGCCTCGAGCATGCTCAGATATGGAGACAGTTCATTACGAGCAGTGCCTGATCCTTCGGTTACACGACCGAAGTCCGTCATTTGTCCTTGCACACCTTGATTTAGAAACTGGTACGGATCGTTATAACCTAGACTTCCGAGTTGCTGCGTCCACTGATCCATAGAAACGCCAGCATTTTTCAACATACTATTAAGAATGCTATCGCGAGTACCATATTCATAGCCACTAGTACCGTATAGATCATTCGCGGTTTGATCGCTAATAGGAGTCCAACCTTGTCCAGCACTATATTGGTATTGACCAGTAGCTCCGATATTTTCATAAAAGGGCGCCTGATTTGTAGTACCTAAGGACGACGCGTTGACCGCAGTCGACGGATCTTGCGTGCCATAATACGTATATCCACCTGGACGAGTTTCATTACCGTATTCACCCTGATAGAATACATCAGGATTTTGTCCGTAATAGCCCGCCCCGGCCCACCAGGAGGGAGCCCGTTCTTCCGTTCCGTACTCCGTGTAAATTTGTTCCGGAGTGTACGTGTCCATCCATGTACCGGCCATTATATATCCTTAGCTTCGAGTTCGTCAATAAAGGTTTCGAGCAGTTCTTTGCGCCGAGCAATGCGAACTTCCTCGGCCTGTTTAACTTCGCGCTCATTCTTCGTCATGATCTTTGCTACATGACGTTCGCGATACTCTTCGAGGGTCAGTTCGATCTCTTTGCGCTCGCCGGTCTGCACGTTGACTTCGACGCGAAAACGCCGGTTTTTCGGATCTTGATCTGGATACCAGTTGAGCATTTCTTCTGGAGTTGGAACGGGAATAGGCACGAGGTATCCTTTTACTTGTACGCAATATTAATTTGACCGCCGTCGAAAGTATCGCCAGCAGCATTAGTAAGTCGGATAGACGTTAATTCTGCGGATGTAGCTTTCCATCCAGCAATACTGCCGCTATATGCTGTATTTCCTAATCTAGTCGTACCAGCACACGCCCATAAGAATCCGGCTGGATTATTTAGTGTAAGAAGTATAATCCCACTAATTGAGTTAGCATCCGATGAACCTTGAAATCTAAAACTTGTGCTGTCATCTGTACTAACTACGGCCGCACCGTTAGAGATAATGAACGATGTAGATGCGTAATCAGCGTCTTCAAAGCCGCCTGCGTCACCCAATCTAATCATTAACGAGCCGGCTCCATCTGTTGAAACGTTCGCGAGAGTGACGCGAATTTCCTTTGTTCCTGCCGGAATACCAGTAAAGTCGATTGCAGTTCCACTGTTAGTTAGTTGAAGCGTTGCTAGCTGTAGGGTAGCACCGGCAGCTAATTTAGCTTCGGTAATTGTGTCATCTGCGATATCAGCGGCAATAATTGTTCCGTCGGTGATGTTCGCGGACACAACAGTATTCACCCCGAGCGCGACCGTGGTCTTGATATTTCCCGAAGAGTCTATTACTTTCCAGCCCATTATTCGTCCTCGTAGAAAAGTGTATCGCCACTAGCTAGTGCTGTTTGAATGATCGTAAACTCAGTGTTACTTTCGTCGTAATAAATTCTAGCAGTGACCGAAGAACCATTAGGATTATGTACGGAAATGGTATCAATTATGCGTACCATTCCCGACGGAGGATTGTCACAGATTATGACATCGGAGGTGCCGTTAGAACTTGACAATGTCGTGCCAATAGCGATACTTCCGTCAAAGTACCGCCTATCTGAAAACGACACGACAATGGTACAGGGAAGCGATGACGCCCCAGTTAGATCAAGTTCTAGTTGCCTCGTTGTAGACGTTAGAGCAATCATTTGGTTTCGACCTCAGTGTCCGCTATTGTACTGTGTAGGCGAATACGTTCGATGGACCATTTACCGGCCGTCGTAATTTCAGGAATAATACGCAGATGAAATTTAAGCGTATATCCACTTCCAAGTCGGTGAAAGTTCCGAATCGTTGCCATCGTGTCTGTACGTACAATTGCGATTCCAGTACCTGTCTCAGTCCCTGTATCCGGTTCAAAAATATAGTATAACGCAACGGTTCCACTGTTAGAATTGCCATTTCCGTTTGCTCTGTTATTCCACACAATCTCCAGATCGCGCCAAAACTTTCGTGCGCCAGAGTTTCTGGTAGACGCTGGAAACACAATGACGGACTCAATTCCAAAAGTCGGCGTATTGTAGTACCCATCAGCGTCCTTAGCTGCCGACAGAAAGTTGCCGGCATGGGCGGCTGTACCGTTAGTATACACAAACATCGGCACCATATAAGACGAGAAATTAGTGTTGTCGTAGACTAGTCCTTCAATAGCCGGCCACTGACATCTATTGGGATTGGAACCCGTGTCGGCCAAAGTAGAAATGCCTACAGCGCTGTTAAATGACGCGTGCCACATGTACCACGTTTGGTATGTAGGATCGTACACAGGAGCGGCCCATACAGGAATGCTTAGGCTGGTCGCGGTCGTCGAGAATCTCGTGATGGCAATAAGATGCCGTCCAAGGTAGTTAAAAACCATCAAACCTAAAAATGATGCCCACGTAGCTCCAACAGTACGAATTTGGTACGACATGTCTTGGGACGACAACTCTTTTACTTTGTCCGAGTATTCAAACAGAGTCGCTTCGGGCGTTTGGAGTAGTTTCCCAATAAAGTAAACTGTGTCGCCAAACGACTGAATGCACTTCCAATTAACTGCGGTTTCGTGTCTGTATAGCGTGTGCTCGCGAAGTAACGGGCTGTTTGGAGAAGGAATCGCTCCGTCTTTAAAGTGCTCGATGCCTTTTGTAGTAAAGGCAAGCAATCGACTTTCTTTAACGACAAGTCCAATACCAGTCGCGCCTTCCATCTCACAACGCATAAACGTCGAAGCTTGCCACGTGGTTGGATCAGCAGGCGCGCAATTGAAAATGTCGGCCGTGCCGCTTTTAAAGATAAAGATGTAGCCGTTCATTACGGCTGCTTTCGGAGAATGCGGAGTCGGAAAATCCCCATCAGTGATTTCCGTCGCTGTTCCGCCCGTGTCAATAACCCATCCTTCTTCGCCAGTAAACAGCAGGAGAGATTGAGTCGAACCGTTGAAATACTCCAAAAACTGCACTTTCAGTTCGTTGATGGTTCCAAGAGTTTGTACGTCGGTATACGAACCGGTTCCATTAGCTACGTGAGACTTGAGTATAAATGACGCACCATTGTACACCACAAAATAGATCAGTCCGGTAGCTTCCCAGAAGTGACCTCCAAGGACTCGCCACGTCACGGCTTCGGAAGTTCCGTTAGAACCTCCCATTAAAAATCCAGGCCGCTGCATCAAGCGCGGCGCATCTGTGGATCCTTGTAGAATGCAATTACCAAGCACTTTTTCAAAGTGCATCAGTTCTACTTGTCCGCCGGTCGTAGGAAGGGACGTCGCTTCACTACTAAATTGCCGGAAATCCCATCCTTTAAACGTGAACTCTTCGGCAGCCATTATTATCCAATCGGGTCAGTTACGTTAAAGGTTCCAGTAGGCATCGTGTTCTCTACGAGAACGTTTACAGAAACACTATTCTCCATTCTCTGAGGAAGACCTGTCGACGTGACGTCCCTGTCAGGTCTAGTAGTCGGAAGAGGAAGACTGGGACGCGGAGCTTGTTGAAGGTCCATCGGGTGGCGTGGCTCCCAGCAGCCATTGGCTACCGTGCACTTCATCAACCCTTTCCAGTCCTTCTTGAGCTCACTGAACTTGAACTTGAAGCCACACCCGTCACAGCGGGCGTTCCAATCTCCAAGGATCAAGAAATCTTTATTTCCGACCGGCACGCTCTTCCTTCCGCTTTTCATACCAAGAATAGATTTGACAGCCGAGCCACACAATGGATAGGGCAGCAGCACCTACGCCGAGCCAGTCCTTGAGAACACCTGCAAATGAAGCCCACGCTCCCACGACCGCGGTACTGTTTAAAATGCCTTGTGCCTGTTGTGGCACCTGATCCATTAGTGAGTGTAGTTTCATGTTACTGATCCTTGTTAATCCAGAGTAAATTCAGCGGCAGGAATTGTGTAAGTGGCTGCCAAGTAACGAATAGAGGTCGATACTTTAAGATCGTCAATCCAGACGTCGCCTTCTGTACTGTTACCTTTATGAGTCTGGATATAATCTGCTACAATCGTTCCAATAGTCAATCCAGTAAACTGCGCCATTCTGTTTCCGTTAAAGAAATACTTAACTAGTCCGTTACCAGCGCCACCAGAACCGTCAACGGTAAAGGCAAAATGATACCATGTGTCTACATCGAATGTTCCAGGTCCTTGCGAACTTTGCGGAAAACAGTTAATTCCTGCATCGTTTACTATATCAAGAGCGAATGCATTGCCGTTCTGATCAAGAGTTATGCTTACGACACTATTGGCAGATCCGTTGATGTCGAATGTTGACACAGCTCCTAGAGCACCCAGACTGGCCGCCATGTAGATCCATCCTTCGATAGTGAAGACAGATCCGTTGATGAAAGGAGTTGCATCACCAAAAGCACAATCAGTTGCAAACGTGTCTGTACCCGTCATTTTTACAGAGGCAGTGCCGAATTTCTTAACCGCTGTATCTAATTCAGCAGCAGTATCGCATGTCATACTTCCAACAGGCGTGTCATTAGCTGAAGTCGTGGCGGCATCAAGACCGTTAAAATTGTTCAAAAATACAGTAGATGGGGCAGGTGCACCGCCACCAGTAAATGCTAGACCGGTTTTAACCATTCTCCAAGGAGTAATAATTGCCATGCTAATCCTCCCAAGCTGTAAACCCCGCCGGAGGAGTAAACGGCAAATTGGAACTATGTCCTTTATACGAAAAGATATGTCCAGAAATTGTCGTCCCACACATTACGTGCAACGTTCCTGATACTGACGAATACGTGTTTCCAGTGTCTGCAGCCGGGTCGCCGATCCACGTACCATTCTTGCCCCACCATAATTTGCCGCTAGTAAAGTTTACGGCGCACATTACATAATCGCCCTCCGCCCAAGTTACACCAGTAGCAGTCGGAGAACCTCCGGTATATGCGTTACCGCCTTTCCAGTAGCCCCAACCTTGACCAATATTACCTACCCAATCACTGATCGGATCTGTAGTTGGCGCTACGCCAAATCCATCATCTCCTGTGGAGATTTCGGTCATCGTAATGGCGAAGCACCGTAGTCCAGCTGAACGTCCAGTTGTTCCACGAATGTTTACAATATACGATCCGCTAGAAGCGGTTGCTGTCGCGACCTCGTCATTATCTCCAGAGACCGCCATTTGATTTGCATCTGCGGCGTTCCATCCCTCAAAACCAGCGGGCGGAGCAGCAGCCGAGGCTACTGGTCTAGCTCTGTTGACAATAGAGAGCGGAGAGATAATAGGCATTAGCTGTAGTAAACGAAGGCGTCGCAGTTAGTCACGTCCACACTGACGTTAGTGTAGCATTTCACTGGATAGGGGAACATGACGCCGAAGGTGGCTTGGTAGTTACCAGCCGTCGGACCTTGGTCTGCAGCCACAACCAGAATAGGGTTGCTGCCTGACACAGTAGCCGCATCGTGAATGACGATACTAGCTGCGCTCGACGCACTAGTGGTATTACCGATAACGCCATGAATAAGGGTTCCCGGAACCAATCCAGCAACATCATCGTCATCGGCAGTAATTTTCTTGTAATGAATAATGGAAGCGAGCATGTTTGTCCTTTGAAAGAAAGAAAAAAAGAAAAGGTTCGCGTGAGTTTTACGAGGATAACCGCGACCCCCTCGGACCGTTACTGTGGCCTCGTTAGAAACGAAGCACAGAGAGAGTTGCTAAAAATCTCGAATTCGCATTCTGGATGTTGGCGCACATACCAATCCAGAACCAAGAGGGCAGTGAACATCGTTTTAGATGTTAGAAATTTGTTGCCTTGGCTAATACCATAAAACGGGTGGTGTTTAATTCCACCATGTTCTCCCGCATGTCGTGCTCCATCTCTGGTGAAACAATAATCAAATCCAAATAGAACGAATTTGCGAAACCCTTTGAGTCTCATGCACTCGATCGCTTGTTGGCCGACGTCATAGCCGTGAAAGGTAAATGGCGCGTCTTTAGGATATTCTACCTCAGTACCGTGCTCAATGAACATCAACTCGGCTTTGCGATGTTTGACATTATCGATGGTATCCGGATTACATGCAGCCGACATAATGTAGGTACAGTCCGGATGCGTAACCGTAGTAAACAGATGTTTATGGGCTTTCCAGTCAATCTCTACATGGTAGTTAGGAACGAAGCCAGCGTCTAAGACAACCTTGTGGGCTCCGCTCGTAGTGACAATAGTGTCGAAATCTTTGAGGTGGTTCACAAACATAGACAGGCTGGGACCATATCCACAAATAGCTACTCGGTCTTCTCTAGCAGGTTGTTCAGTGGTATCAAACCACTTATCGATGCTGGCAATGGAATACTGCACAGCAGCTTGGGAGATATTCGTATTTTGAAATTCTCCAAATTCTTTCATATACCAAGTATCCAAAACAACTGGAGTACTCGGATCTTTAGTGTAATCGTTGCTACCGTCTTCTAGATGATTAACCGTCTTTGACATTGCAGCTCCTTTTAGGTACCACGACTAATTGTAACTCGTTCTCATTGAATTGTTCGAAATCTTGTATATCGAACAAAGGCTCTAGTTTAGCTTTCCACCATTCTGGCGGTTGCTGGATTAGGTGGGCATTTCGCCCGTCCAACAGAATCTTCTTGGCTGGACCTAGATGGATCAAAAAGATTCCCATTTTCTTGACACAGCGCTTAAGGTCTTCCAAAACCGCGATCAGACATTCAGGTTCGATATGCTCTAGCACGTCAAAACAAGTGACCAGATCGGCTGGTTTCGGTGTATTCTCTTTACCCCGGATACCCGGGTCATACTCTTTAATCGGAAATGGAAGGGCTAACGCCAGCCCTCCTTTTCCACAACCGTAGTCTAGAACATCACGAGTGCCAAGGTAATCACAGAATTTTGTAACCGCCTCGGCGTGCTTACCGGCTTGAGAGCCCCACTTTGGACGTTCATCGTGGAACCGCCGGCACATCTCCTGATATTCAGGACTATAAAGCATTAATCAGCCGCCACCGCCGCAGGAATGCGAACAGCCGCCACGCTACCCACGCCTTTATGAGCGTAGTTCTGGACCGACGCAACACCAGTGCTGACAACGATCGCAATCGCGGTCGAAGTAGCACTAATAGCCGCAACGTTGTCAATCACAACACCAGTCGCCGTAGACATCGCACCTGCCGACGTCACGAAGATACCAGCAGCCATTGCCGCCGCCGCACGGTAGAAGTTCCGTTCGATGCGCATGTTCGTAAGAACATCCAAACCAAGAGGAACTTCAACCATGCCAACCGTGGTTGAAGTCGAGGCAGTCCGCATGTAGTTGTCTTTAACAACCAGATTGTCAAGTGAACCATCAACTTTAACAAGTTTGTTGGCAGTCGCTTTAAGTAGGTTGATCACGTTACGCGCAACAAAGAGGCCATCGGCCGCATTATCGGTAGTATTCGTGTCAATAACCACAAGCATGTTAAGCGAACCCGACGTATCTTTGATTTCACAGTCTTCGACCGAGAAGTTTTTCGCAGTCGTCAGTGTGAACAGCGCAGCCACGTCATCCGCATTCGCAACGAAGATCATGTTACGGACAGCGTTGTTAGCCGCCGAAACAGTCGCCGTCGCAGTCGCGGCAGAAAGGGTAATAGTAGGACGGCTGGTACCAGCGCCCAGACCAACGATAGCCACGTCAGCCTTGTTCAGCGCCCAAAGGGTCGCCGAGCTCAGCGTTTCGGTGTAACCCGGACGAACAAAGATGATATCGCCGCGGCCGGCTTTAGTCGCGCCAGCAGCGTAGGCACCCATGATCGTCGAGTACGGAGCAAGGAACGTGCCGTCGTTGCCGTCGGCCGACGTCTTCTCGTTGTCGAGTCGAACGGTGTTGTTCCCAACCCAGAATACCCTACCAGGGTGGCTGATTTCAACCGGCACACCACGGATGGTGACGCCGTTCTTGAAACCATGTTCATAATTAGAAATAGCCATTAGTAAAACTCCTTATGGAAGAGGCAGGGGCCTTTCAGCCCCCGCCATCTACGTTAGCTACCGCTCGTGCCCCACAGAGCCCGCGCATCGGTCCAGCCGAACGAGTAACGCGACGTCGCTTTAAATTTGGCGTTGTCGGTATCCCAGTCGTTGTCCATCGCGAACTTGTCGTCTTCACGAGTGAAGTACTTCATGCCTTCTTGCACGTTGGTCCGGAGGAACCACGCGGTCGTCGACGTGAAGTAATGGTTGACGCGGATCCCCATCGGGATCTTGTTCATCGCCACCAGCGCGTTAATATCGTTCTCGGCGGTTCCGACCCGGAATTGCGAGCCAAGGATACGCTGAGCTTCGTATTGCAGCGAAAGCGGGATGTGAAGCGTCTGCGCTTGAATCGCGATCCGGAGACCACGATCGTTCGTCGCATTGCCCATGTTGATGGTCAGCTGCTCAAGCGCGGCCTCAGAGAGGACCGCATCCGTCGCAAGCCGGTTCGACCACGTGCCACCAGCAACGTTCACGTGCGCGGTCGAGATCAGTTGGATCCCATCCCCGCCAGTGTACGCCGAGTTGAACGCGCGGTTGTAAACGTTCGCACCAACAGTTTCTTTAGTTTGACGCATCGAAAACGCAAGCGCCTTCGCACGCTTCGCGCCGACCACTTGATACTGGTCGTCGTCGAACGCGATTTTGGTCACGATGAAGCCGAGACCATAACGCACGTGCACGTAACGGGTCGTGAAACCCTGCGATTGCGTGTCAAACCCAACGCCACTACCTTCGTCGATAACACCAGCGAGGCCGAAGCCCGAGGTGCCAACGTCTTCGACGTAAGCGCGGTCAGATTTGTTCGTAGTGAACAGATCGGTGTATTCCACCTTATGTTCGTTGTAGGCCTGTCCATACCAAGCATTAACGCCCGGCCAGACAGCTTTTGCCCACGTACTTTGGGTAACAATAGCCATATTAGCCTCCTATTAGATACCGACTTGGTTGAGGGACGAAGCAGTCCCGCCAGTCGCGTATGCGTGCTTGGTGAACTTGCAAACAATCTTGGCGTACGAACTCGAGACCTCATTGTCGACAGCGCGCAGGAACGCGATGATCTTGATGGGAAGCGAGCCCGAAGCACCAGCGGTGTTCGTGTCAAGTTCTTGGTTGGAACGACCAGTCGTGGTCGAAACGGTATCGGCAGTCAGCGCGGCATTCAGGCCAACGCTCGCGGCGGCAAGGGCGCCACCGTTAGCATCTTCCTGAATAACGAACATAACAGCCGGATCATCAGCCACGTACACGATACGGCTGGTTGAAGCCGCACGGTAGACGGGAAGATCACCCTTCGACGTCGGGTCAATTTTGAAGCCCACCACGATCCCGACCGGAACCGAGCCAGCAGCAGTGCCAGCACCGGAACCATCGAGTTCACCCGCGAACAGAATGACGGTCGGAAGACCTTCAAGTCCGTCATCAGCCGCACCCGAAAGCGCGACGATGGAGCCAACGCCAACAGCCGAAGTGGCGTTAGCATTGATGCGGTAGGCGTTTACTTTGCCATTGTAGGGCGCGCCGGACGTGTTGCTGACCGGATACGACCCACGGGCACGAGAAACGTTTGCCATTTAAAAACCTCCAATGAATGAATTGAAGGCGGTATTACTTACTCGCCAGTGTTATGCTCTTCGGCACCTTTTCCGGTGCGCGAGCTTTGTCTGGCAGAGCCGTACTGACCGCCCGTTTTTTCGGGCGTGAACATCTGGATCTCTTGCTCTCGGATCTTTTCCTGTTCGGCGCGATCGTCTGCGTCCTTCCATTCTTGTTTGATTTCCATGAGATAGAGAGTAATGCCACGCCCTCCAGCCCGACTGACTGCGGTAGCAATAGGGTTAGCTGAGTTAACCGTATTGTCACCGACCTTCTCATTATCTTCGACGAAGGTGTATCCTGCGAGTTTGTAGTCCTCAATAGCAGGACGGATACCATCACTGTTGGACACCCACACGCGGTGGTAGCCCTTTCGTTTCGCCACAGTGAGTACGTTGCGCGACCCCAGCGGGGTGCGGCCCGGACGCTCTTGCGTCGCTTCAACTTCACGATTGGATCGTTTTTCCATGACTTCTTAGCCTCGCACTTCTTTAAGTTGTTTAAGGTACTCAGCCTTAGTGCCGAGACCGTATTTAACGAAGTCCTTCATGGCCTTCGATTCATCATCTGAAAGCTCACCCTCACGCAGTCCAGCAGCACTACCTGCTGCAGGTCTTGCGGAAGCACGACCACCGCCAACCGGATTCGGAGCAGTGTAGCGTTTAGGTGCCGGTTCGTCGTCGATGATATCGCCCTGACCCTGTTGGGGCAGGTACTTTGCCATCTTCTTCGACACGTGTTCGAGCACTTGCTCGGGAGTAACCTTTCCTTGATTAGCTTGCACATAACGGAAACCGAAGGCATCAGCTTGAAGCTTAAGGTCTTCGTCTTCCGTGTACCACTTATTAGCGTTTTTCCACTCCCGCATCTCCAGCGACTCCTGAGTCGTGGTTTGCTGGGCCGCAGCCATGTTGGCCTGCGCTTTGAGGAAGTTCGTCTTCTCGTCGGAGATTTGATCAACGAGTTGGTCGGCTTTAGCGATGTCGCCGTCGTTCACAGCGGCCGTATGCGCTGCTTTGAGGTCTGCGATAGCCTTTTTGTAGGCTGATTCGTAGGTCCGCTGGTTATGCTGGCGGAGGTTCTCGAAGCTGGCATTCATGCCCTGGATGTATTTGTTTTGGTCTTGGATGCGTTTCAGGAGGTCGCCGCGGTCCTTAAATTCACGAGCGGTACGATGCTCGCTAGGATCCCGACCTGCTTCTGTCCACTTTTCGAGGGGCATCCACCCCTGTTCCATCGCCGTACGTTCGGTTTCGCTGTATTGCGGGGCTTCCCCGGCAATCGGCGTACCTACGTTGTCTTCCGCCTTAATTTGCTCGCTCATGCACAATCCCCTTAATGTCTTCGTCGTTTAGAAGCACGTACTTCTTCTTGGTGTCAGGATCTTCGATAATCACGCCGCCGTAGCGAGCGTAGATCACGATATCGCCAACTTTGCACCATGGCTCGCTAAAGCGACTTCCACGGTAGCAGTCTTTGCCCATCGCCACCACTTGACCTTTGGTCACGGCTGCGATTCCTTGTCGATCAGGTTCCACAATCTCGAAACCCCACGACGTCAGTTTACTATATTCCGGATCGATCAGTACAGTCCATCCTGTAGGTGTCCAATTAGGCTTGTTCATTGGTCTCCTCGTCTTCGTAGTCGAAGTCTAGCACTTGTTTGAGCGCGAGGATGAAGCCAGCGATGTACCTATCTTGCAACTGATTCTGTCCTGCGGAGACTCCAAGGTTAAGCTCGGCTTCTCTGATACGCTCTCGGATTAGTCTATTTCTTTCCTGCGTTACTGGGTTTTCCAGCCAGTCCCGCACTTCCGCCTTGCTTATCGGCTCCATTCTTCTTAGTCTCCTTCATCTGTTGAAGTTTCTGCTCGTGTGCCGCTTGACCCTGTTCGAGTTTCTGCGAGTGTTGCTGGTCGGCCTGCTCCATACTTTGCTGGTTCACGTGCTGATCGATGTGAGCCTGCTGGATGGTAGCAACCATATCCATTTGGTTCTCTTCACGCTTCATGTTGAGCTTCTCGCGTTCGGCTTGAAGCTTCATATGCATCTCTTCCATCTTGAGGTTGTGTTCCTCACGCTGGAACTCGAGGTTAGCCTCAAGCTCTTTGAGCTTAAGCGCGTGCTCCTCTTGCATTTGTTTCTCTTTAAGTTGGAATTCCTTCTCTTTCATCTGTTGCTCCATCTGGAGCTTCTGGACTTCGGGAGGAGGAGGGGGTTTCTGGTTAGGATCAGGCAGAAGAGCCTCCACATTCGGGATCTCCATCGCCTCAAGCAGTCGTTTAAGTACTTCATCCTTGTTAAGACCCAGCTGAATCATGCCGCCAAGCTCTTTTGCCTTGTTCAGCTTGTCATTCATGCTGGCAGCTGCCGGATCAGCAGCCGGAACGATGTCATCAGCCGGACCTTGGAAGTCTTGTTGACTCACAGGGTCATCCATGACCGCCATCGATACTTCTGGTTGGAAGTAAAGCTGGTTCAGGACATACAATCGCTTGAATTCATGGCTAAGAGCCCGATACAAGCGTTTGTAGATGGCCGTAAACACCTTCATGCCCTGCTCCACGGTTTCCTTAGTCGTGTACGCAGGAGTATTCTGGCCCGGCATCTTGCCGGTCATGATTTCGGCGACCGACGCTAGCTCTTTGGTGCTTGTGACAAGCATTCCGAGGAGCTGAAAGAGGACTTCCGAGGGTTCTTTGACGGGAAGGGGGAAAATTCCCTTCTTAAGGTCGTCCAGGGTCGCGTCCACTTGTTTCCATTCGCCCGGTGTAAAGCTTTGCTTACCCTGCTTGACACGGAGACCTTTGGATATCCATCCGCCCTGAAGGGTCGATAGCGTTCCTGCATCGATAAGCTGGTTGATAAGCGTGTTGACCGACTCGTTAAGAGGTCCAAGCAACAGGCCAAAGCCAACATCATAAAAACCACCATCGGGATTAGGGATAAAACCGTATTTCGTGAAATACTCAGAAGGCTCGATGCAAATAATCTTATCTTTCTCATCGCGTTTAACCCCGTCCGAGGCCCAGCGGGCACAAACTCGGAGGAGGGTTTGGTCCTGAGCCAGAATAGTAACAACATACGGCTCTGCATAGCCGTCACCATCTAGGTCGTAGAACCGGTGCTGCTCAAGAACGAGATAAGGAGTCGCTTCGTCCGCATCACCGGAGCTCAGACCGGTGATCTTGTCTTGTCTTTTCAGGATTTCAGTGCTGGGATCAGGGAGTTCGACGTCCAGGTATTCACCGGCACGGATCTTTTCTTCCATTTGCCTGCGGGTGTAGTACAGTTTCTGTGTCTTACGCTCGCACTCGTCGAGCGAAACTGCCCAGTAGTTAACCACGAGATCCATAGCGGACACCATGTGGCTGCATTTCTTGCCCAACTTCGAGTCGAAGTAGGTCTTTTTAAAGCAGGTGCCCACGATAGGAAGCGTGAGCAGCATCTTGTCCATGTCCTCTTCCCATGCGGGCATACTTTCGAGGACCTGCCAGCTCATGAACTGGCTTACGCGCTTGGCTTTCGCCGCCTTCTCACCCTTGGGATCGGCTCCGATGACTCGGTAATTAACAACTTGACCAGAAGCAGGAACAAGAGCAGGGTAAGCGCGAGCTGCAAACTGCATTGCAGCAGTCGAGAGAAGAGGGAATTTAACATTGGATGCTCCTACCCACGGAAAGGACTTCTTCTCGCGCACTTGCATGGCGAGTTTCATCGACTCTTCGTACTTCATTTCCCACTCTGAGCGCGAAGCGACGTCCGCCTCATAGCCCTTAAGGACTAGGTCGGCGAGTTCGTCGCGTTCTTCTTGGTCCATCTTCTCCGCGACGTTAGTCATCTGGAGGATGGAGTCAAGCTCTGAGTTACTCTGTTCAGTCGAGCCGTATGCCATTAAATTGTTCCTTGGCTTCGTTAAGGTAGTAAGGCATCATATGTTTGCGTGGTCCTTTTAGGTGGACCAGAAACGCGTCAGTGGGAGCTTCAATTTCGGGCACGTAGTTGTACAGATCAGGATCGGCAACAACTACCTTAAGATTCGGTGTGTGTTCAGCAGCCCAGGCCATGCCTAGTTGGTCAACCCACCAACCGTTGGTAATCATTCCTTGAGGAAGCGAGTTAGCTGATTTGAACGTGAGGTCGAACCAAGCCTGCGCTTCAGGTGTATCCCTACTGAAGATCATGCCACCACAGTAGGGCATGATCAAGTAAGGATCGACCTTACGGCCGGGTACTAGCGCCAGATCCCACTCTTCCCAGACAACGTCTGTAAGGGGTTTAGCCACAATAACGTCAGTATCTAGAAATAGGATGTTACCGCGAACCTGCCTGCGAATCTTAGCATAGACAGCCGCACGGTAAAGCATTACATGTTCGACTGGACACTCGTATCCAGTCTCAATAACCTGGGCACCAGGATGCGTCTTTTGGATAGACGCTATATGCAAGTCTTTACAAGCGGCTTGTTCTTTACTACCATAATCGTTGTAGAAGTATACGAAATTAATACCCTGTGATTGGGCTACGTCCGTCGTTTCCAAGCTGTGCCTCCTCTAGTTCAAGTTCTCTATCTGCTTGATGGACTTCTTCTGGGGTCGGAGCTTCAATCAACTTATCGAGCATCAAACCCATGTATGACAACGAATCTACTTGGTCGTCGTGTTTGTCTCTGGGGAATCGGAGCATTTCCGATTCCAGATCCACGTACCAGTCGGTGTCCTTATTGAAGCGCACCCCGCCAGCCCGCATCCGTGCGTTAATCGATCTGCATCGAGTAACCTTATCTGTACTGGGCCGGAGGTAAAAGAAGTTAAGATACGTGCCAGTCGAGACCATTTTCTCGCGGAGAAAGGGGAGGATCGATTTTGCAATTACGCCCTCTTCGACTCCGAAGTAGTGGATTTCATATTGTCGCTGGATGTGAAGCATTGTGTCCACAATCGTCGATGCATCCATGCGATCACGGATGACCTTCCGAATCTGGAGTACTCCCTTACTGTCGAGGCCTGCAATCGTGAAGACAGTCCAGTCAGCCCGATCCTTTTCAGACACAGCCAAGTCAGCAGTCGCGTAGTAAACAACGTTCTCTTGAAGATCCCCATCCGATAATGGAGCGAGGTCCGATTTGCGGAAGATAGCAAAGCTTTCGTCAATCGGGACATTAAGGTACTCTTGGGAGTAGCCTTCCGGGTAACCTTGAGCAATGTAGTCAGCTCGAATAGTCTCCAGCTCCGCACGGCCTTTTTTCGCTCCCCAAAGTAGTTGCGTGAAGTCTTCGCTATGCGCCCTGTACTTTACCGATAACCAAGGCAGCTTCGACTTGCTCCATTCCTTCAAGGGACTCGTCATCAGATCCCTGTGCTTCTTGAAGCGTGCAAGCTGGGCATCGGGCATAAGGCCCTGCAACAATGAATCCATGTGCAGGATGGTACCAACCACACGCACAATCCCATTGTCCGACCGGATCGGAAGCAATGCTGAAAGGAACCATTTTTTAAATTTCTCCCTACGATCTTTGTTTAGTACAATCTCGTCGTTCTCTAGGTCATCACAGACGATAAGGTCTGGACGCTTGTGACCCCATTTCAGGCCACGGACTTTTTGTTCAGATCCTTTAGCGACGACTCTAAACTGGGTGCCGTCTTGGAAGGCACAGATAAAGTCGCTTTCGGTTTCTTTAATGAACTTCGTTTTACCTTGGGCGTCACGCTTGAGGCCGAAGAGTTGGATAAGGTCTTCGTTGTCTTCGAGCTCTTTCTTAAGGTCTTGGAGGAACATGACTGCCTGGGTTTCGGTGTCGGAGACAATGACGGCGAAACTGCGCTCGCGGAACATGAGGTTGGCAAGCGTATAGCAGTGAGTAACAGCAGTGCTCTTTGCGAACCCACGTGGGGCGGCAATGGCAACGAACCTGTGCTTGTTACAGCAGAGGTCCCAGACTTCTCGGTGGAAGTCGGGGGTTTCAACCCGGCCATTAAAATTCTTGCTAAGGACACTAGTTACGAACCCTTCGATAAGCTCTGCTGTGAGCATGTAATCCCTTGGAGAGTCTATTCGGACTCGAACCGAAACTGTTAGTTTGGAAGACTAACGTGCTGCCGTTGAACACTATAAACTCATGTGGCTCCGAGTCTTGGGATCGAACCAAGGACCTTCGGTTTAACAGACCGGTGCTCTACCTGCTGAGCTAACTCGGACTGGATTAATTTGAGCAGGGCACCTTTTTAACGGGCGGGCGCTTGCCTTTAGCTTTTTCGCGTTGATAGCTCATTATCGTTTCTCCCTTTTAGATGTTTCTGACAACATGTTAGAAGCCTTACCTCGTGCAAAAGAACGGTTCTGTTTTCGAGATTGGACCTGCAAATTGGACATAACTGACTTACCACCTTTGCCCATTGCTTTAATGTGACCAACGTCTTTACCGTCACCTTTCTTGGCCTTGCCGGCCTTAATCATCATGCGCCTAGCTTTGTTTCGCTGGGCTCGATCCTTCTTGGCTTGGGGAGTCCCCTGATATGCCTTGTATTCCGCCTTGTAGTTGCGCTG